AGGCCGGCGCCCGCATCGCGCAGGCCCCAGGCGACGCGCTTCGTGATCTCGTGCGCGCCGCAATTGCTGTTCAGCGGCGTGCCCGCGGCGACGAGCAACGCCTTCACATCCGCGACGTATTGCGCGGTCTGCTGCGCGAGTGCCATCGGCGGCGCCGGCGTGGCGTTGTTGCTTTGCGCGTTCGGCGTGATGTCTTCAGGGCCGAACACGCCGATCGTTTCCGCGGCGGCGCAGAGAATCGCGACGTTCTGCGCTGACGCGGCCGCGCCGTGATCGAAGACGAGCTCGGTGCCGGCGAAGGGATGCACCGGGTTGGTGAGCCCGCTCGGCACGTAGTAGGCCGAGCGCCACTGATAGTTAGCCCCGTCCTGCGTGACCGCGGTCGTGACGGCCGCGCCGCCGCCAGGCAAGCGATAGCCCAGGTTGCCGCCGATCGCGCCGGCCTCGAAGCCATACATGCCGATGACCATGCCCACCGTCCCGAGCTGGCCCTCTTCGGTGTCGACTTCGAGATCCGCGTTGGTCAGCACGCAGAGCCGCGCGCCGCTCGTCGTGTTCTGCAGCCGCGTGACGGGTGTCGTGATCGGGCGGCGCTGCGTCAGCACGCGCCAGTCGCCGGCGGCCAGCCAGGACGCCGCGTTGTCCGAACCGAAGGCCTTCGGGACCAGGCACGCGACCTTGCTACCGTGGTTCCAGTCTTCGCCGTTGGTCATGTTCGTGACCTGGTCGGCGCCGATCCAGTCGTCGAACTGCACGGAAATTTCGTTGTGCACCGCCGCGCCGGTGCCGAGTCGGCAGTTAGCGATCCCGATCGCCTGGCCGAGCCCGTCCGTGCCGGCGTAAGGATCTCTCGACATCACTTCGACGCCGTTCACGAAGACGTGACAGCCGGCGCCGCCGATCGCGTTGCCGTAGCGGAAGAGCACATCGAGCTTGATCCAGCGGTTCAGCGCGATCGGCGTCGTCGCCGTCGCGAACGTCGTTTCTGTCCCTGCGTTGTCGATGTTCGTCAACACGAGTTGCCCGTTGGCGAGCACGCCGATCTCGATGCCCGACGTCGCCGACACAGTGCCCGAGGTTTTAAAGATGCGCTGCTTCGCGGTCGGGTATTTGCGGAGCCGGAAGTAGAACCGATCCCATCCCTGCGAATCCTGCGCGTGCCCTGGCACCGCCTCATTGAAGACGTGCACGCGCTCGAAGGTCTGCCGGTCGCACCAGTAGCCGAAGCCTTGCAGGTGTCGCGAGGCCGCGCGAGACACGATGTCGCTCATGTTGCCCGAGCCACCCTCGCCGCCGGTCCCGCTCGCCGCCAGCTCGGCGCCGTCGATGTAGCGCCGTTGCGGCATCACGCTCTTGACCGCGCCGGTCGGGGCCGTCGTGTCGAGCTTCGGCATCCACGCGAATTTGCCGCGCCAGTAGAAATGCGTCGTCGTGCCGAAGAGGAAGCAGATACCGAACCAGCCGCCGTTGCAGCGATCGAAGGTGCGCTGATCGCGCGGGAAGTTGTTCCCCGTGGTGAACCATTCCGATCGAATACACGGCGCGAGCATCTCGGCCGACTCTTCCTGAATCGGTGCGCTGTAGGTGGTCGCGGCCACGGTCGGCGCCATGATGATCCGCCCGACCGCGCTGCCCGCGCCCGAGCCCGAGCCCGCGGCGCCGGCGTGCGGCACGCTCTGCAGCTCCTGCACGAGCGCGGCGTCGGTCAGATAAATCGTGTAGTCGAGGAATTGTGTTTTAGCCATCAGTTACTCTCGCCCCGCGCGATCGTGCAGTTGTCTAGTCGCCGCCGGCGCCGAGCGGATCGTCGTCGTGATCGCCAGGCGGCACGGTCCCGCCCTCGGCTCTCGACGCGGCGGTCGCGGCGTTGTCGCGGCGGATCACTTCGTTGCTGCTCGTGATGTGCGGCGTCGCGTCGGCCGGCGCCTGGCGCATCCACTTGCCGAGCATCAGCGGCAGCTTTGGATCGCGCAGGCTGCCATCTTTGCGCTTGATCTGATCGGCGGTCGGCAGCGTGCCGTCGATATAGAACACGTCGCCGGTGCGCCGCAGCTTGTTGTCGTAATAGCCATCCGCGATGGCGACGACCTTGAACCTCGGCGCGCGGGCCGGCCTCGGAGCGGCCGCCTTTTCTGGTGCCATAGAGGAATGCTCCTATGTGGGAAAGGCGCCGGCCGCCGCTCGGGATTGAGCGACGCCGGCGCCAGCAGATCGAACGAGTGACTAGACGAGATAATTCTTCGCGTAGGCCTTCGCGAGCACGCTGAAAGCCGCGTGCGACGTCAGCCAGGCGGTGAGCGTCACGGTCGCCGCGCCGCCGGCCGGCGTTACGCGGATGCCCTGAAACTGCAGCCAGCCGGCGACAACGTGCCCCTGCGGCAGCGGCATGAAGATCAGCGCGCCGAGCGGCATGTCAGCCGACAGGAAGGTGCGCTGATCGTGGACGATGATGCCGGCGGTCAGTGCGGCATCAGTCGCTTGAATGAGCTCGACGAGCACGGTCGTCGACGACGCGGCGACGCCCACACTGAGGCCGTAGCCCATCGGTTCGCCCGTGCTGATTTCCCGCTTCGGCGGCGTGCCAACGCCGCCCGGCAGGCCCAGGTCGATCGAGCTGGCAGACACCGCAACGGCCGTGAAGGCCTGCGCGTTGCAAACTCGGAGCAAAGAGTCGATATACATTCCGTCTCTCCTCAGAAGTGAAACCAAAACCACACAACCGCCGCGGGGCGGCTGCAACCTCCCGACTGTCGGGAAACTCAGACGACGACAGCTTCGGAATTCAGAAGCTGATCGACCAGGCGCACCGGCGTGTCGCCGAAGACGAGGATGCGCTTGCCGTCGAAGTTCTCGTAGGTCAGGCCGCCGCCGCTGCCGACCGACTCGCGCGCCTCACGACGCAGCAGCCGGCGCATGGTGCGGTTCATATAGAAGACCGGCTTGCCGAGTTTGTTCGGCGGCGTCTCAAGCGCGGTTTCCATATTGGTGATGATCGTCTTGATGTTCGCGGCGTCAGTGTCGCTGACGTCGATGTTGCAGATGCGCACGACGTAGCGCCAATCCTTCAGCGCGATCCCCGGCTTCCACTGGAACCGCTCTTGAAAGACGCGCATCCGCGAGCCGGGCAGGCCCGCGGTGACTTCGGCCGTCACCTCGCCGAAATCTTCGTGAATGAGGCCGGCCTTCGAGCCCTTCGGGAAGATGCCCGTGACCGTCTCTTCATCCCAACAAATCAGCCAGATGCTCGCGTTGTCCGCACCCGCGCCGCCGGCCTTGATGACGTTCTGCCCGTTCGCCGCGGTCGAGGAGCTGTAGCGGACGCTGAGCCCGGTGAACTGTTCGGGGTTGACGCCGCCGTTGCCGTAGAAGAGCACGCGCGTCATTTCCTGATTCATCGCTTCGATGAAGGCCTTCGCCTCTGAGAGTCGGAACGAAGCCGCGTTGCCGTTCAGCAACAGCAGATCCTTGTCGACTTCAGACCAGGCTTCGAGAATGCCGCACTGCTCATCAATCTGCGCCGTGGTCGACTTGCTCGGCGTGATGCCCTGGTTGAGCAGACGCCATGCGACGGTCGGCAGGCCCGTGCGCACCGTCGTGCGGTGTCCGACCGGCAGGTTGCCTTCGCGCCACACCATGTCGGTAAGAATCTCGTTCGTCTGCCCGAGCAGCTCGACGATCATCGGGATCTTGCCGTCCGGGTCGAGACGCTTCGCCCAATCGGCCATTGTGAGGTTGCCGGTCCCAAGCGCCGCGCCGAAGGCGACGACGAGCCCGAGCTTCCACACCCAACTACCGGCGGCAGCCGAGTGCTGTGCGGCCGTCGTCGCCGCACTGAGATCGATCGAAAACAAGGCGATGACGCACAGCGCCATCAAACAAAACAAACGCATAGCAGCTCTCCCAGGCGGGAGCTACGTGCCTTTTGTCGACTCCGTATTGAGCGCGATCGAAGTGGGGTGATCGTAGAGCGTCGACGGATTCTTACCGTCACCCTTCTTCGCTGCGCCGGCGCCGCCGACAATCGGCGTATCTTCCGCCATCATTTTTCCCAGGCGCGCGAGTGACACGACGACTGAGAGCTCGTTAAATGCAGCGCCCTGAAGCATCAGAGCGCGGAACCGTGCACCGATCGGATCGTCTTTCGGAGCGAACTTGTCGAGCGCGAGGTTCGCGAGACGCTGCGTCTCCGCGAGTTTCTCGCCGCCCCACGTGGGATCGGCCTCCGTCTCGGTTCGCCAGGCATTCGATCGCGCCATGACAAGACCGCTCTCCTCTTCGAGCACCGCCTGCGCCTGTTCCTGGTTCCAGCCCTTGGCTCGGGCCCTGGCCTCGAACTCTTTGAGCGTAGTGTCGGTGAGGAAGTAGTCGCTGCCGTCCGGTTTCTTGAATTCGTATTTCGCCGGCGGCTTTGACTTCGCTGCCTCTGCATCGGCCGCGGCTTTCGCAGCGGCGTCGTCAGTGGCTTTCTTCGCGGCCGCGTCGGTCGCTGCCTTCGCAGCGTCGTCAGCGGCTTTCGTCTCCTGCGCGATCTGGTCAGGAGTTTTTGAAGCGGCAGCGGCTGCAGCGGCTGCGGCTTCTGCGGCGGCGTCGGTGTTACCCTGGCCGGCGGCAGCGGTCGTCATTGGTCGTCTCCCTGGTTGTTCACAGCGGGCGCGGTCTGCACCGCCGCGTTTTCTCGATCGAGCAGTCGCTTCCTCGCGCGCGCTTCCGTCTCCATCGCTAGATAGAGGTTCTCGTCGACGCGCGTGAGATCCGCGAGCAGCTCCAGGCCGAAGTTCCGCCGGCCCGTCAGGTAATAAATTTGCGCATTCGTTTCGTTGATCGTCTCGTAGATCCCCGTGCGGCTGAGGATCTCCCACATCACCAGGCGCACGGCGGGCTGCGTCATCGCCGCCTTCAGCGCCTCATCGAAGAGAAGCTGCTGCTCTTTGGCCTTTCTGCCGGCGTATTTCACCAGCCGCGGATCGGCCGCGTTGCCCGTGAGTGCGGTCGGGCGGGCCATTACGGCACCGACGCTGCCGGGATGCCGCTCGCGCTGTTCACGATGCGCGCGAGTGCGGTGTCACCCGTAAGCGGCGCCTTCGCGCCGGCGGCCGCGGCCTGGCCGAAGTTCTTCGCCGTCTCCGCGGCCTGCGCCGCCGCCTGCTGCTGGCGGACGCTGTCGACGTCGGCCTGCGCCTCTTCGTCGCTGCGCACCATTCGCGGGTCGACGCCGAGCATGTCGGCGTAGTTGTCGACGGTGCGGAACGAATTCACCTTGTGCATCACGTCGGTGAAGCCTTGCTCGACCATCGCGCCGACCGACTGCAGGAAGCGGTCTTGTGCGGCGACGCCGACCAGCTTCTGCGCCGTCGCGAGGATGCTGATGTATTCGACCTTCAGCTTGACGCCGTGGAGCTCCTCGGGCGGCGGCGGCAGCAGGCCGTTCGTCTCCATGAGATCGAAGGCGCGGTCGACGATCGGGTCGAGCAGCTCGTCGTTCGTGCGTTCGAGCACGGGCCCGAGCGCGAGCAGCTTCTCTTCGTGACGCTCGTCGATCTCGCGCGCGGTCGGCCGCTGCGCGCCGAGGCGTTCGTCGCTCGACGCGATCATCAGGAACAGATCCTCGTAGAACGCGCGCTGAATCCGATATTGCACCTCGCGCATGTCGGCCGTCAGGTGCTGGAACCCTTCGAGCCGCACCTCGTGAATCGGGCGCAGGCCGGCCATGCCGTCGCGCGAGTCGTTATACGTGATGTCGCCGGCGAGTAGGCTCGTCTTCTGCGTGCGCAGCGTCGACGGCCCGACGAGCGGCGGGTCGACGGCTTTCGAGATCAGTTGTCCCTTTTTCTTCTGCATCAGTTGGAGCTGCTTCACGTCGGGCAGCGCCGTCATGCCGGGGCAGTCGGTGCCGTAGCTGTCTTCGCCGGTGATGTCCCATCGCGGGCACATCAGCGGAAAGGTGCGATAGCCCGACTCGCGCAGGAACTTGCGTTGATCGAGCGAGGTGTTCGAGCTGAGCATCGAGCGGCTGCCCGTCTCGAAGTGACACGAGATCCACGGCAGGTATTTCGACTGCACGCGGTTCGCGTTCGCGTGCTCGTTCGGCTTCACGATCCAGGTGACTTCGATCGCCTGTTCGTAGTTGCCGTGATCCCACAGGTCTTTGACGGTCGCGCTGATGTTGCTCCAGTCGATCGTGCGGCCGTTCTCCTGCACGCCGAACTCTTCGACGACCTGGCGCACCGTGAGCTCGTAGTCGCGCACGAAGGTCGTGACCATGCCG